ATGTGAACAACTACATCGTCACTGATGGCATGAAAGTTCGTAAATTGCTCGATTTTGTTAATGCCCGTGCCGAAAAAGGTTTTAGCCTCGACGTCGTTAAGGCTTATGCCCGCACTCTGGTTTCCGAAATCAGACTTGCCGGACAAATCGCCGAACAACGTTGGCATTGCACATCCGCACAATTTTCTGATCTCTGCGTGTCCCTATACATATTGAGTATTTATCAACGTCGCCTTGATTCACACATTGTTTACAAGGCATTGGAACATATGGATCAAATAGGTGAAGACACGTTTTGGTCGGATCTCCTTCTAAAGTTTAAGAAAATTTTCGGTATTGACTTTCCCCATTTCCATAAAGAGGATAAGATCGCTGCTCAAAGTACCCGCAACATTTTCCATCGAGCTTCTCTCCAGTTCTTCGAGGATTATACCCGCGTTGACACCTTACGCGATTGCGGCTTCGACCTCGAGGTTTTCTTCGGTTATAACACCGAAACCCTCCCAGAGGTCGAACCCACCGCTAGGGAAATAATCCTCGATCAACAAAATCTTCAACCGCCCGAAGAACCACTCGCAGCTTCCACACCAGATTGGGCATTACCTTTTAAAATCCCTGCTAACACCATGCCCGGGATTGGCCCCGTCTACATGGCTGAGGCCCAACATGAAACCTTGGTGCGCGAATGCCGTCAGGGCGCGGACAACACCGAATACGCGAAACCACTTCGTTCCGTCCTGACCACAGCCGCCCAAGAGCTCGCCAAGCCTGAGTATTTCCCGGATCGTCTTTACCTTGAAAACATCTACGCACTCACTGGAGTGCCTGGCGGCGCCAAGACCGGTCGTGTCATTCTTGACATCATTCCTAATTCTCTTCCAAATGGTCCGGTTCTGGTCCTTTGCCCTACCGGTGCTCTTGCAGATAAATACCGAGCCGAAGTTAAGGCACCTTCCATGGCATGCACTATCCATGCCGGTCTCCGCCAACTCAATAAACAAAAATGGTCACTCGTTATTGTGGAAGAAGCGTTCACCTTACCAATAGCTTACATCAACTACATTGCTAAACGTTTCCATACACTTATCGTCGGTGACCCAAAACAAATCCAACATGTTGACTTCTCCGGTCTTTGGGCAGGCTGCACCATGCTCGATGCGCTCCTACCTGGGATCGCCCGGCATCATATTAACTCCACAAAAAGATGCCCGCAGGACGTCGTGCTCCTTCCGATCATTAAAGCTGCTTATCCAGGTATCACTTCCGAATCCAGGGTTCACTCTTCAATTGAGTGGGTGCACAAAAATTACACTAACCCTCAAGCAGTCAATGTCTGTTTCACTCAACTGCAAAAAGAACAACTCACCCACTTTGGTCGTGTCAACGCTTTCACCGTCCATGAATGCCAAGGACAGACCTTCCCTAGCGTCATACTCCACTATTCCGGTACCGCAGCTGAAGAAGGTCTCATTTCCAAATCTCCCAATCATCTTATTGTTGGTCTTACTAGACACACCAATAAACTCTACATTCGTGACAATGATTCTGATGGTCTCAAGACTTTCATTAACGACAAGGCTCCTCTCAATATCCTTGCAGATTCTAGCAATATCGACCTCGCCGCTCTTGACGTTCCTTCTGCCAAGAAGGAAGTTGTCACAGAACAAACCGCCCCTGACGCAGTACCTTATGCATTCACCAAATCTGAAGTTGGAAGTGTGGAACTCGTTCTGCAATCCTACTTCCCTGCTGAATCCCCTAAAGAAAACATCTCCACGACCTCGACTAGGCTCGAGATCGGTGGAGACGCTCGAGGCACTGTTAGACTTGGCGAACTCGGTTCTGAGGAACTTTTTGAGAGTAAACGTCATAAGGTTTATCGTTTTAAGGCTCCCCAAAGGGTCATGGTTACACGCAACCACCAAAAACATATGTTGTTGCGTACCAACCTTGAGAGGCTCACTCATTCTACAAAAAATATGCCTGAGCAAGCCTGTCAGAATCTTGCCGATGACCTTTTCTCGAAAGTCGAATCAGAATTCGATTGGAAAATCCCGGAAAATTTTCATCACCGCTGCTTCCTTGAAGCCATTGAAAAGATGCAGACGCGTGGGCATGACATGGACAAGATCAAAGATGTCGACAACTGGCATGACCGTTATGTCAATCTTGTTAAATCTTTCCTTAAGGCACAACAAAAACCCTGCCTGGGTAAAGACCCACACTCCATTGACAAAGCCGGTCAAGGCATATCTGCCTGGGACAAAACACTCAACGTTCTTATGGCCCCATGGACTCGCTTGTTAGAGCAAGTCCTTGTCAACCAGAGCAACGGTCGTGTGCGAGTGCTAAGTCAAAAATCTGATCTAGAGGTCATGGCCATCATGGAAAATGACACTATCGAAAACGAGCGTTTCATTGATAATGATTGGACTCAGTTTGACTCCAACCAGAATAACCTCACACGTGAAATTTTGAAACGCGCGCTTCGGAAGGTCGGTGTGCCAGAACAACTCCTTGAAGCTTTCATCGACCAACTCCAAAACCGCAGAATTTGTTGTGAAGTTCTTTCCCTTATAGTCAACGATAAGAAAGACTCTGGCGCCCCACATACCCTCATTGACAACTGTCTATTCAATCTCGCCATCTGTCTCGATCTCATGATCGATTTTGAATACCTTTATATCAAAGGTGATGACTCTTGCGCCCGCGGTCCTAAGGTCCGCTTCGATCACGAAAGAATGGCACAGTATCTGAAAAATTGTGGCTACAAATTCAAACCAAATCAACACACTAGCGGTTCCTTTGTCTCTTTTCTCATCAACCAACAAGGCGTAGCCTTTGATCTCCCTCGAATGTGTGCTAAAGTTACTTCGCGTGCTTATACCGATGCTGAGGACTTTCTCAATTACCAAGAAGCGGTTTCTGGTCAACTTAAGAATATCGATATGCAGGCTGGGGCAAATATGTGCAAGGTCAACGCTTTGTTCTATGACAACACCACGCGCTCCGCCGCAAAATTCGACACATTACTTTCTTTCCTGCTTCGTTTCGGTCGTAAAGAAATTCCGTTCAGTGAGCTTACCAGTTCCGAAGCCATCTTTCTCAAAACTGATGCCCCAAGTAATCTTTACCACACTCAAAAGAAGATTCCAGTTAAGAAGTCTTTCAGTCGGAAGTTCTCCAGTATTGCCGCTAAAAGTCTTAATACTCTCCTCGGTTAGGGTTTATAATTATTTCATATTTCCAACATGCCTGTTTCTAAAATTCCAGTACTTGTCGCTCGCGTCCCAAAATCCCCGGCCAAAACTCGCCGGACCCGACGTCGGCGCCCAAATCCTAACCAACGCAGTAACAATAAGATGACACCTCGTCGTAACACCAGAGGTCGTCGAAATCCTCAAGGTCGTATGAACATCAATGCACTTTCAGTTCTAAATGGAACTGAACGTATCACCACAGTGACTATTCCAACAACAGCCACTGCTGGTACCCTACTCTACCTCCTTGAGAACAATCCTTCTTCTGCCCCCCGTGCCAATGCTGTCTCCACACAATTCGACTCCTGGTCTTCTACAACGGAAATCGAAGTCGAAACTACTGGTAACGCCTTTGCCAAGAACTTCGTGGTCATCCGTCATGTTCCTAACGGTGACCCTTCTCGTCTTCCCGCCGACCGAGAGTCGCTCCTCAACTTTGCCGAAGCTTATTCCCGTCCTGGTGAATCCTACAAGCTACAACTTGATAGCAACGCCAAAGGTGTTGTTAGAGCTCCTTTTAGAGCCACCACCTACAATCCTCATAAACCTATCCGCGACCAGGATCCCTCCGAACGTAACAACGGTCTCTTCATCATCGTTGCCAATGGTTCTCCAGGCGTTGACCCCGTCGATATCACCATTCGTTTTCGCTATTCTTTCCGTTTCTACGGACCTATTTTCAGATCCATTTTACCGAATCTGTCCTCGCGTCTTGAATCATCTACGGGTTCCACCCCTGCTCTCCCGTTTGGTACCGCCCCCAGTCGTGCCGGCCCAGCCGCTGTTACCAACACCACTTCCTCAATCACTCTTGTCCCCGGTGATTACTTAGCTTTTCTTCGTGTCACTGGGACCGGCATCACAGCAAACTCAACCCCTTCCTCCCCTGGTATCACATTCACCTCCCTAGGGGCTGTAGTTTCCGCCACCGCAG